TAATCTCAGCAAGATAGGTGAAGTATCAGGAAGTTTACCTGGGGTGAGTAGTGCTCAGTTAGAAGCCGCAAAAGCAGACATTGCCGCAAAGATGGCCAAGGCACAAGCAGACCTTCCAAAGTTGTTGGCCATGGCACAGGCCAATGTAGATATTCTCACCAAAAAGAAAATTGCAGAAACGGGCAAACCTCCCACCGAAGCCGAAATTAAAGCCGCACAAGGTGCATTGACAATTTTCCAAGATGGTCCTAAACTATTAGAATCCAAAGCCGCAGAAATCAGCAAGGCTGTGGCAGAGTCAGGCAAAGATTTTGGAGCCAATCTCAGTAAAGGACTAAGTTCAGCAAAAGATTTTGCCAAAGCAGGTATTAACAAAGTAACTAATTTGGCCAAGACAGCCGGTGCCAAGATAACTGAATTTGCCAACGGAGTTCCAAGTCAAACTATACCCGATCCTGCAAATCCAGGACAGACTTTACCAAATCCTGCCTATACCACTTTTGCCGCTAATCCTGCTAATGCCGCTAAGATAGCCAAGGTAACCGAAGTAACTGGAAAAATGAATGCCGCTGCCGCAGACATGACTACAAAATTTGCAGAGATAGAAACTGCACAGGCTTCGGCAGTCACGGGAGGAATGGCTGATTTGAAAGCATTTGCATTTGCCGCACAATTGAGTCAACCAGCAACAGGTTTTAAAGCAACAATACAAAACTTTACACTAAACAAAGATGCCTTTGATCCAACAAATATTTCAAAAACGTTTGCCACAGCAAGCAAACTAGGTCCAAGTATCGATACTAGTCTTTACAAAAGTACCAAAGATGAAGACCTTACTTATACAGGCGATGATGGTATTGTATGGGACAGAGTTAATGCTGAACGTCTGCGCCGTAGTCTATCAGGATTGCCAACACCCCGTCCCAAAGAGCCACCATTAGTGCCAGCAGGACCAACTCCGCCAAAAGATCCTGAAACAGTTATCAAAACTGCAAAAATAGTTGATCCCGATGCTGTCACTGCGACTAAAGCAACCGCTACTAAAAAGAAAGCAGTGTTTGATAAAGAGTTAGATGAAAAAATCTATAACCCGTTTGTCAAAGAGTATTATAAAATTTTAACTCTTTGGGACACAGATAGAATGCAATTAGAAAAGCAAGTACTAGCCTCAAGTACAACTGAGTGGGTAGGAGATGCCGCTGATTTCAATAAAATCAAAACTGAATACAAAAGAATTATAGAAGAAAAGCCCGACGCATCAACTCGCACAGCCGAAGAAAACCTTATTGTTAAACAACGAAATTATTATAGAGGTTTATCTGAGCAGTATTCTGAACTGTTTAAAAGATATTCTTGGTCCAGCGGTCGATTTAAAGAAGTGGCCACGCAATATGCAATCGTACGTGAAGCATTTATGGCTAGTAAAACATTTGGAGATTTGGCGCCGTCTACTGAATCTGCTATAATGGCAAATGTGCCAAACGAGTGGAAGAAGTATGTCGGTGAAGTATATAAGTCTTATGCTGAGTTTGCCAAAGCAAACCCAGACAAAGATAAGCCACCTACTGCTTAACTTACAATTTTGATACTGGAAGTGGATTCCAAGTATTGATCAGCCGCTGGCTTCATTGTAGGTGCAATTACTGTAATGGTACTCTTGTTCAAAGAGATTACTTTGTCTTGTTCTACAGTAAACAAGTATGGCACCATAGCAAGTCCGTTAGGCCCCGCTGTAAGCACCATGGTTTTAGATAGTTTTACAAACGTATCTGTTTCTGTGTCTAGTCGTGCAACTAGTTCTTCTCCTGAAGTAAGTTTGATTGTTACAACTTCTCCAGAACTTACGCCTTTATCGATTAACATTTAAATAGTCCTTTGATTTCTAATAGTGAAATTACACTTGCACTAGTATAACTGCGTTGAATTAAAAAGTCAATGGTATCCAGCATTTCTTTTTCATTAATTTTTTCAACAGGTCCTTCATCTTTGCTGTTCCAAAGATATGCAGGATTCAACAGTGTGTGTCTAACTTTGGTTGGGCTAATCAAAATTCTTTCGTTCCAGTCAAACAAATCTCGCTTGCTATGTCCGGTCTGATGAAATCTCCAACTCATACTACCAATGGTTATAAAATATGTACTCAAGCCTTCGAAGTCATGACTTCGATACATAGCAGTCAGTAATTTATTTTGATTTGAGTCTGGAAGGCAATTGACAACAACATCGTAGTTCATGCTCATTGCCACTGCTTCATTGAGTTTTTCTGGAATAGGAAATCCAACACTGGTGCTGATATTGTCAGCATTGTATTTTTCTACTATGGATTTTCCTAGGCCTGATGAGCCGCCCACGACTAGTATTTTCATTATCGAATAAGACCGTGAACTTCTCTTAATCCGCCCACATACTTGCCGTCGATAAACAACGCTGGCATTTCCAAAGTTGCATTGGGGTCAGCAGCCACAAGTTGGTCTACAGTATATCCTTGACCTATACATTTTTCCACAAACGGGGTATTTGTTCTATTTAGGTGCAATATTGCTTCCCGGCAATATGCATCGCCTTCCCTGGTCCATAATACTATATTCATGATAGTTTAGCCTTTAGTTCTGTAAAACCACCGATCAGTTCCTCACCTAGAAAAATCTGTGGTACTGTACGTGCTGTTGGCACTGCTTCTAATAAATCTTCTTTTGAATAACCGTCACCGATTTTCTTTTCTTCAAAAGGTATACCCTTCATCTTTAACAATGCCTTTGCTTGATCGCAATAAGGACAGTTGTATTTGCTCCATACTGTTGCTTTCATTTCTTTCCTTGATTATAAACTTGGTAATTCTTCGTAGTCAATGGCATCACTCATAACACCAATGACATAATTTGTGCTTTCATTTTCTTGTAATGCAGTTTGTTTCTTACTGGTATCAGTGTGTTTATTAAACCACGGGATCGGAGTTGATTTAGGAGCAGTGGCTTGATACTTGATACCTATTTCTTTCAATGCGCCTGTTGCAGTGTAGTCAACAAAGTCGCTGAGAATAGGAGCATTGAGTCCAATCACCGGACCCTTTTTAAACAAGTATTCAGCCCACTCTTTTTCTTCTCTAATCACATCTTTATATAGTTGATACACTTCTGCCTCACAGTCCACCTTGGCTTGTGCAAAGCGTGGATCTTCTTTGACCACTTGATTAATCAAGAAGGCCGTCCAACCTTTGTGTAGCAGTTCGTCTTGCAGAATCAAACTGATGATGTTGCCATTGCCGATAAAGATCTTGTTTTCTACCATGGCCAAACTTGTGGCAAATGATACCATGAAGCGTAGTGCTTCCAGTGCATAACTAGCATTCAATGCCAGCCAGATTGCCTTGACGTGCGTATATTCATTGATCTTTTCGCCTGCCTCTTTACGACAGTTGATCATATGAAGGTCGTCATAGTACTTGCCTACACTTGACGCCATTTCGACAATTTCTTTTGTGTCGTGAATGGTAGCAAAAATTTCTTTAGGCACATTATAGATGTTGCGTATGATGTGACTGTAACTGCGACTATGGATGTTGGTTTCAAAGAATGTCCAGTTGTAGACCAGTGCTTCTAGTTCTGGAAGACTTATGACCGGAGTAAAGATTTGACTTGGGCCGCGACCTTGCAAACTGTCAAGAGCAGTTTGCCTAAGCAGGTTACTAGTGAAGATATGTTTGACAGCATCGCTGGCTTCCTTAAAATCGTTGGCGTCCTTGGTAAGACTGATCTCTTCCGGAACCCAAAAGAAACCTCTAGCAGTTTTTTCAAAGTCTGAAATCTTATTGTACTTGACTTCTTCGAAACGTTGAATGGTAACTGGGCCTGCTGGATCCAGAAACATCTTACGACTTAGATAGTCTGTTTTTGTGTGTAAGTTATATTGTGCTTGACTCATTTATATTTTCCTGATGCAAGTACTATCTTGCAAATGTGTTCTAATCTTTCTATGTGCTCATAGGCACGCCATGGACTTGTGTCGATAGCA